ATCGCTGACAGTTGACCAGTAAACGTAGTTGGTGCTGTCGCAGTTTGAGCTAGACCTGCGTTTGTCACGCCGCGCGTTAAGTCACCCTTCATGCCGCCTTGCATAGCGGATTTCACCGCAGCCTCTTGTGCAGCAGGAGAAGTCAGCGCTGCGTTTGCTAGCGTTGGTGCAGCCCCCGTAGGTGTTGCAACAGTAGCACCTAGACCAAGACCTGCTGGATTGGTGTAGCTTGAAAGATTGGTTGCTGCGTTGGTAGCGCCCTTGGCCGCTGCGGCAGCCGCTATATCATCAGCAGCGCCCACTGCTGCACCGGCCGCGCCACCTGCTAGCGCACCACCTATGCCAGCGCCACCAAACGCACCTAGACCTGCCATGATGCCTTTGCCAAGACTGCCTGTTGCTAGCGTGCTAACAGCACCGGTAATCAGCGCCGACTGTAATGCCGTCATGCCAGCAGCCTTCAAACCGATACCAGCAATCGTGGGAAGAATCGCCGCAAGGAAGAATGCTTCCGGCAGACCAGTCTCAGGGTTGATTGTCAGACTGCCACCGTGTGCCATGGCCAAGGCTTGCAAGCCCTGAACCTCGCCCGGCGTCATGTGGACAAGGACGGAGTCGCCGCCCCGGCCTGCGCTCTGAAGATGATTGGCTAGGGAGTGCAGACTCATAACGCACCTTTAGGAAATTTTGTCAAGTTTATCACTCTATTGCGTTAAATCATAGAAAGACAGGGAGCCTACCGCATCGCCCGTGGTCGCTCCAGACACTGTCCTGATCGCAACAGTCATCGTGTCGCTCACATTGCCCAACGACACACCAAGTTGTAAATCCCAGTTGTACCCAGTCGGGGCAGAAAGATTGCCAGCGCCGCCAGCACCACTGGTTGTGACGTAATCCGTCTGAACAATCGAGCCGTTCGCTGTTGCTGTCGCCGACACGTCGAACTGCACATTCGTATCAGTGGCCACATTTGACCACGAAGCACCTGTCAGTTCGGCATTCTTTATCAACGCCACTTCGTAGTTTTGATTGGTTGTTGGTAAGACCTGTAATCTATTTGGTAACACAACCGCGCCCAACGCTGTGGAGTTGAGCCGGATCGACACTAGCGGCAAGAAGGTACTACCAATGGTTCCTAGCACCGCAGTTCTTCTTGCAACGTGATCTATCGACGTTTGCTCAAAACCACCCTCAGATACCACCGAGCAGCAAATGGCCTTCATAGACGCCGCTACCGCTGACGTCGTTGTAAATATCTCATACCGCACTGGCAAGATCGCTGTTGTCATGTAGACATTAGTGATCTCGTTGGCATTGTTGAACGTGTGGCAGATGATGTACTGACCGTTGATAATAAATCCGCAACGAATTGACCCCACGCCCAGCCATTCAAAGTCCATCCACAGGATCTGCGCTTTTGAAGGATCTAGCGTGTAGCCACTCTCACCGGTACCGTCTAGTTTGTCACCGTTCCAGTCGGCCTGATTGACCGTACGGGCGTCGCTCACAGAGCCTGTCACGAACGAGCGCAGCACGAACGAATACACGCCATCTATACGCTGGAAGAACACGCCGTTCTGTGTGTTGAAGTAGCCTACCCGCTGGGTCAGGTTCAAACTCTGGCTGCTGTCCATGACGAACGTTGCCAATACCAGCAAGCCCTTGCCGGGCTGGTAAGGCATGGATCTGTACGACTGCCGGATCACACTGCCTACACCAGCGCCCGTCACCTCCATCTTCACCGCAGCCTCATTGGGCAAGAAGCTCGTGGTGCCTGTACCGGTCACTGCAACATCAAACTGGTTATCAGCCGCGTATCTGTTCTGACTGTCAAACAGCGTGTAAGGCTGGCTGACGCGCAGGCGACCAAAAGCATCGGTGTTAGTGCCGCCGATAGAAACGGGCAGAGTCGATGAGTTGGCCATAAGCTGTGCAATAAAATTGTCTAGCTGCGCAAAATACAGACGTAGAACATTGTTTAACTGATCATGGTACTGACGGCTGTAGTCCGTCGGCGCAACAGGTAATGCCGGTGCCTTCGTCTTCGATAACGTTACAACATCTGTGACAACAATCTGAGTACTCATCTTCTACCATCAGGACGTACATCCAGTCTTGGAACGCCTAGCTGCCACTGACATCCGAGCTGGTTGGAGCTGACCTTGAATGCCATCTGGCGGCCACGAATCCGCGTGTACACAATCTCCGTAAACTCCTGAACTGTGTAGTTCTTCTGCACCGCGTATGACTGCGCAGATGCCACTGTGGGCGATGGGCTTGCGCCATAAGCTGCGCCAGGGTTTTGCCTCGGACGCACAGTGAATGTAACTTCCGGCGTACCAGTCTGTGTTGTCGAACCATCAAACGTGATATCAGGAATCATGCGCCACACAAAACCAAAGTTATGGCCATCACCAATATCGAAGTCGGATGACTGGATATAAGAGTCGATAGCATTGATCGTCCCGTTCACCTCGATGTCGTCGTTACCAATCTCGTGATACACGATGGTGTGGCTGTACGTGGCTGCCATCGGGTACTCCCGCAGCGGGCTGTCTAGCCATGCCGTCCTGCCCAATGTGCCGTAGTACCAAACTTGATCCAGATAGTTGTAGATCACATACCTGTCGATCACAGAGCTGCCGGATGAGCAGTAGTACCACCAGATCTCGCTGTAGCCTTCGTTCGTGCCAGCAAAGAACTGATCCGCCTGCTCCATGTTGATGTCGCCAAAGACATACTGACGCAGCGCAGACGGTAACGTTTCCACCCGGCCGGTGTAGGCGTAGAACTTGTCCTTGCCCATCCAGTAGGTAATGTTGTTGGCCGTAGCGACAACGTTCGGACCGGCGATAGAGATGTTGTCAGACAGGATGTTGAATCCCCAGACAAACGGTGGCCCCAGATACTGCATAGAAAACACAGCGCCGTCGGTAAATACCAAGATCTCCTGACGTGTCTGCTGCGCGGCGATGATCTCAGAGCCGGCCGACAAACGGAAACTACCTGCTTGGTTTGTGGCTGCTGGCGCCCAGACTGCGTAATCTTCCTGCTCCGACCAGCGGATCAACATCGGATCTTGCTCTGTAGAGCCATAGTCATTTGCCCCAAACGCAATCACAAACCGTGATGAATCCGACACCATGACGAAGTTGGAAACAATCGGGCAGCTTGTGTCTGTCTGGTACAGGCCACTGCTGGTGCTGGAGAGCAAAGTTGCCGGTGTAGTAAACAGCAAACTACCGCCGGGCGTGTACTCAGGAATCCACATGTACAACGAACCACCACGCGGGTTGATGATTAGATAATCACCGAAGTTTGCCTCTGACCATAGACGCAGTCGCTGTGTAATCCCGAACGCGGCAGACTCGCCCCAGCCGGTAAACACCCGAGCGTTGTAGACAATCGAGCCGTTGGAGTGTGAGGTTGCAATCGTGCCGTTAGAGCCGCGCGTCGCACCGGTGAACGTCGTTGCCGTGTTACCAGTGTATGTTGCTAGTTCCTGATCAATCAGGATCGTGCCGGTAGCATTTGAGAAGCCGGTGGTAGATGCAACGGTGATCGTGGTGTTAGATGCGTTCAGCGGAACTGTCAGTGCTGTTTGCTGCGTGTTAAGAACAAACCCGCCCCACAGACCTGCGCCCCAACCAGTGACGTAGCCGTAGATTTCAAGGCCGCTGTTGAGCTGATACTTGGCCGTAACTGTCCCGCCGCCTGTCGCAGATGACGTCGCCGCGCTAGATGCAGTGATGGAGTACGAGTTCGTGCTGATGTACGTGATCCTGAACTCGCCGTTCAGATCCAGCCCACCTACCGTCGTAGCGCCGGAGAACGTTACATAATCGCCATCTGTTGCGCCGTGATTGACATCTGTAACTATGACAACTCTGGAGCCGCTAGTTGTCGTAAACGGATCCGTCAGCACCGCCGTCGAGCGAATTGGCGTGATGTCGTTGTAGACACCGCCGCTCTCTACGTAGTACTTGGAACTTGTTCCTACGCCAAGCAAGTTGTAGCCCTGTAGCGTTACCCAGTTCCACAGACTGCGAGCCGTGCCGATATATGTGCTGCTGGAAATGGGCTGCCAGCCACCCAGCTTCT